GCGTGAATTTGACCGTGTATTGAAAGAGAAAGCAGCTAGCTATACTCTTATTGATACTAAATTTATTACTGGCAATGGCCAGGAGTTGACTCTTGGTGGCCAGTTTACTACATATAAGATGCTCAACGGTATCGAGTTGACATTGAAGCGTTGTGCTCTGTTTGATAATATGGAGTTGTTCCGTCAGCTGCATCCTATCACAGGTAAGCCTCTGATGTCTTACACATTCCTTTTTGTTGATCTTGGTACACGTGATGGCCAGGCTAATGTTGTGAAGGTTTGTCGTAAGGGTCGTGAGTTTGTACAGTGGTGCACTGGCGGTTCCGTACTTCCCAATGGTTATGCTAATAACATTAATACTATGCGTTCTAATAGCCGTGATGGTTATCAGGTGCACTTCCTTGGTGAAGAGGGTATTATGTTGCGTAATCCGTTGTCTTGCGGTATCCTGTATTGTGATGCTGAAGATACAGATGTTACTAACGAAGGAAATGCTGCTGTAGCAGCCTAATAATTAAATATAAATAATGTTCGAGCACAGGGGTCATAAGTATCCCTGTGTGTACGACATTACAACATACTAATTAAAAACTAATTATGGTAGTTGAATTAAAAATTAAGAAAAAGAATCCCTGGGCTGGTCTTGTTAAGTACAAGCACTGTTTTGATTATATTGCTCCTTATTGGACTAGATCTGGGTCGAGATATACAGGTCTTACGCCTGAAGATGAAACTAGATTTGAGAAAGCTCTTGGTTACGAACCAGGAACACTCGCTAAAACAAGTAAATTTTGGGAAACTTTCTGTGTAAAAATTGGAGCACGTACTGTGCTTTTGGACGATTCATATCCTAGATAGGAAATGATTATTAAGTTTCTTAGTGGTCACAAACGAGTTGCTACTTCACTTACTAAGCTTGATGCTGGTAAAGATTACTTGCTGATTAATAAGCAAGAAGAAGCAATTCAGTAGAATAAGATTAATAAAGATAGACGTGAGGCTCTTCGTGAGTTCGATAAACTTTCTATTGATTAGATGCGTAAATGTCTTAGATTGTTTGGAGTTAGTTCTACTAATATGTCAAATGAACTTATAGAGTCTACATTGTTTAATCTTGTCGATAAATAGCCTAAAAAATTCTTTGAACTCTGGGTTGATAATAAGTCTAAAGAAACTCAGTTCCTTATAGAGGAAGCTATTTCTAAGGGCGTTATTCGTAAAGATAAAACACAATATTATTACGGCACAGAATTGATGGCTACTTCGCTTAAGGAATGTATTGCTTATCTTGATAATAAGAAGAATCAGGATCTCAAACTTGCAATTATTACACAGGTAGAAAATAAATAATAAAATAATTACGACATATGACGTATAATGATATTGTAAAAAAGTTTCTAATTTAGTATGACAAAGACGATAACACTTCGTCATATCCGTCGTTAACAACATACGAAATTGCTACTATACTCGATAAAGCGTACTTAGCTTTAATAGCTCAAAAATTAACTGGAAATAACACACGAGGAGTACCGTTTGAAGGAGATATAAAAGCAATCGAAGATATACGACCGTTATTAAAAACTAGTGAAGAAATAAAACCAACTACTGTTAAAATTCCAGCAAAGGCACATAATGAATTAGTGTTTGGATTACCTGAGGGTTTAATGTATTTCATTCAAGCATTACTTGAAACATGGCCTACTTCAAATAATATAACAAATGATAAGTTGGAAAGCAAAAATGTTATATTGATAAATCATCAGGATGCTATGGCATTTAAATCTACATTAAACAATATACCATGGATAGAAAATCCTGTTGCTTATATAGAAGGAACATATATACATGTATTAGTAGATCCTATCGAATATAAAAATGCTTATAAAAATACATCATACCTACATGTAACATTCATACAGTAGCCTACTACATTTGTTAGTAGTATTGATAAATTGAGTAGTACTGATTTCCAATTAAATGATACTATGGCAGAAGAGCTTATAAATTTAGCTATAATAATGGCGTTAGACAACGTGGAGTCTACTAGACTTAATACTAAAGTTGGATTACAAAAACTTGAGGCATGACACAAACACAGACAAGACAATTAGGAATTGAATTTGAGCGTAGATTAAAAGAAATCCACCCAAATTTTGCTCTGAAGAATAAACTTACTTCAGATACTATATATTCATTCTTAAATGAATATTAGGATATATATGTCAAAACTCTGTTCTTGTCAGAAGATCAAGTTCAGAGTGGTACTAGACAATAGAGATTACTTAGTGATGCTGTTAGTACTTTAGTAACTAAAACACAGTTGCAAGTAGAAGAATCTGAAGATTCAGATAGTAATACAGATATAGTTTAGTTACCAGAAGATTATTATTATTATATTAGATCAAATAGTATAGTAAATTCTACCTATAAAGGTAAATATACAAAACCGTTGACAATGTCAAATTTTGTTATCAAAGAAGATGATGCGTAGAAAGTAATACTATAGTATTATAATAATAATGGAATAATACGTAATCCATTAGTACTAATAGAGGATGAAAGTTTACATATTATACACGATACGTATACTGACATTTATTTAGTAGAATTAACATATTATAGACATCCTTATAGATTCAATCTAATAGGATATGATGATGATAATAAAAAAGCTGGTGCTGTTCATAGTTGTTGTGAATTACCTTATAAATGTTTTAATGAGTTGGTAGATGGCGCTGTAAATTTATATATATCAAATTATAAATTTAAATTATCTGGTGGAGGTAATTCTGCTAGACAATAGCCTCAATAGACACAATAGCAACAGCCAACACAACAAAAGTAGGAGGATGAGCAATGAGATACATTGATATATTAGAATCGTTTGAAAGAGAAATAAATAAGCTTGACGATACTGTTAATAAGCCTGCTACTGATGAATCATTATATTGGCTAAATCAAGCAGTCGCTAAGTTTATAAAACTACGTTATAATGGAGATTTCATACATAGAACTGGGTATGAAGAAACTGAAAAAAGATTTCATGATCTAGATCATTTACTTACGTATACTGAAATAAGTGACAGTGATATGGAAATAAATGATTATGATGATTATAAAGAGTTTGAAATAAAATACCCTGAAGGCGTAATGTATACATTAAGCGAAAGTACATTAATAGAAGCAGGTGGTATACGTAAACAAGTTCCTGTATTTGAATGTACTGCTGATAGTTTTATGTACAGAATAAACAACAGTCTTACTGATTTTCACTATCGTAATCAATACGCTAGACCATTAAGAATACGTACAAATAATGGTTGTAAATTATTAACAGACGGAAAGTATTACATACTAAGTTATAAGTTATAGTACTTACGTCAACCAAATAAAATAACACTGGATAATCCTACAGATGATTATACAGAATTTGAAGAAATAGTTATACCTGAAATTATCAAAATTGCTGCTTAGATGTATATTGAAAACAAAGCAGATAAACGGTATTAGACTATTTCAAATGAAATTAATACACAAGAATAATAAATATTGATATATTATGATTACATATGTAAATACTTTGTTTGTGGCTAATAACACTGATAAGATCGGTGTTGTTACTAAAGCAGCTGATATTACTACTGCTAATGCTGGTAAGTTTGCTATTATTACCAATGAGAATGGCATGGTTAAGATTGGTCAGATTACCAATAAGACTGCTGATGTCCACAAGAAAGATGGAACAACTAAGGTTCCCGTGGTTCGTTGGACAAACGAAATCAACCCTAAAGATATTAAGTCTTTCAATGAACTGACTTATACTGATAATGTTGCTGAGAAAGTAGATATTACTTTCGGTATAACTGGTAATGATTCAGCTTTGCTTGCTTAGGGCAAGCGTATCGTGGTTCGTATTCAGTACAAGGATCTTCCTACACGTTATCGTAAGTGGAGTGAGACCTATGAGTACGTTACCAAGGAAGGAGATACGAATGAAACTATCGCTAAAGGTATTGCTAATAGTATTAATTATCAGTATAAGCGTGCTCGTGTAACAGCTACTGCTGAAGGTGGCAAAGTTACGCTTACTGCCATGGAATATACTGACAATGATACAGTAGATTCTATTAGCTGGGATGAGACCGTTCGCTTTACTGTGAATGTGTTCTATACTGATCCTCAGGCTACTGGTTTTGGTGCTAATATCAAGCACTTCCCTGCTGGTTTGAAGATCGAGAAGACTCCTGGTAAGAAGTACGCTGCTGATGCTAAGCTTGTACGTGATCGTGAAGCTAAGTCATTCGGTTATATGGGTATTCTTAACCGTGGTGAATGTACATGGCCTATCATTAAGACTAAACTCGATGCTCACTATGACGGTCTGACAATTGAGTTTGAGAACCATTATCGTACTGCTGACGATTGGATAAAGACCACTAAGCAGTCAGTAGAGATTTACGGTACTACTGGTCAGATGACAGATCTTATCAAGGCTATTAAGGTAGCTCTTGGTATGGAAGCTGCTACTACTGACGGTGAATAATTAAGTTAACACATGTAGCTGGGGTAGGGCTTTAGCCCCATCTCAGCTATTTTTGTATATAAATGATAATATTATGAAAGTAAGAATAAATAACGATATACTCTTAAACGTACATTTGTCACGTAAATATATTAAGGATCCTGTTAACATTAAGAACGTTCAGTGTATTCTTACTACTGGAGATCATTGTACAGATACCCCATTTACTCCTTCTCATTATGATATAAATCGTTGTGGACTTCCTGTATACCATATGATGCCTTGTTGTGATGGTGATAGTTATAGTATGTGCTGCTATAACGGATTTGGCGTAGATATAAATAAGAATAGAACATACTATAAAGATTGTCATACTTCTTGCTGCTGTGCTTGTTGTAATGACAATGAGTATCGTGCAGAAGTACGTTCTACAAGCGCATAGGATTCGTTTATAGTGTATTTCCCAGCTAACCAGTAGAAAGTATTAGGTAAGTATAAATTAATCGTTCAGGCACAAATATTTGAGCCTGGCTATGATACGTCTAATCTTAGAACTGTAACTATAGACTACCCTGATGTATTTGAACTAGTAGCTAATTCTAGCGAAGCTGACGCAAGTGATTGTGTATCTATTGAAGTAGGTAATGGTTAGGATACTAACATAAATTGTATTTGTATTAATCCTGGAAGTGTTACAGAATGTATTC